TCATGGCACTTATCGCAGGACAAATAAACCCAATTAACTACCCCCAACCTGACTACAGCGGGGTAATTCAATCTGCTCAGATGCAAGCGCAAGGACTGTCCAATATTGGAAAGAGTATTGGCGGGGCATTAACTAACTTCGGAGAAGCAAAGAAAGAACAGAAGAAAGTCGATGCTTACAACAAAGCATCTGCTAAGTCTATTGAAGCTGCGATTACTTTAGGTAAATCGTATGAAATCAAAGGAGTAGAAGAAACGCTAGCTCCATTCTTGCAATCATACAACGATCCTAACCTTAGCCCTATTGAGAAAGCAGCATTGCTGGATGAAGGTAAAGCGATGATTCCTAACGTGTTTGGTCGATTTGATAAGGATCAAGCAATGGCTATTCAGAAAGCTCAAAATGCACCGCCACCTGACCCATCATTTGGTTTTACTGGGACTGAATTAAAGAAAACAGATAGAGGCGACATCTATGTTCTTAAAGGTAATGATGGCAGAGATTATGACCCTGAAACAAAACTTCCAATTTCTAACTTAGGCAATTTCGGGAAAGGGCTTCCACCAGAAGCTTGGTCTGATGGAGCAACTTCCGCTGCTGATTTTATTGATGGAGCGTTAAATATTCCGTTTCTAATTGCAGATGGCAGTCCAGGTTCATTACCTCCAGTTGGCGATGTAAATCCACTTCTTCCAGCATTGACCCCTCAAGATGCAGCTGCTATAGATGCTATATTAGCTGGTGGGCAATTAGCTCCACCAGTCGGAGCGCCTCCAGCAAGCATTGCAAGACCTCAACCTACGCCACAATATACTCCTAGATATCTTGCGGCAGATGAAGTAAAAGCAGGGCAAGGCACAATTATGACCAGGCAGGAAGTAGATGCTCTTGTGGCACAAGGAGCAAGCGTCACTTCTACACCAATGGGTAATGATCGATTTCTAGTATCTAAAGAAACACGTGGTGGTAAACCAATGGTTGAGGTGAATACCTCTCAAACAACTCAAGAAGAGCGATCCAAAGAAATGGATAAGGCTTTATTTAAAGAACGCGAGCAACTTCAGGGAGCTGTTGCCAATAAAGACAGTATTAAGAAAATGATCAGTCTTATTGATGATGGGGTAAAAACTGGTTTCGCTCAAGACGCTATTATGAAATTCAATAGAGCGTTTGGTAAGGATGTTTCTAATGCCGAGACGTTTAAATCTGTATCTGGAGATGTGGCTATGGGCTTTATTAACCTTACTAAGGGTGCTATTTCTGATAGAGAGATGACATACTTTACCACTGTTCTTGCTCCAAACCTTGGGAATACCCCAGAAGGCAACAAGAAAATCGGAGAGTTCATGCTTAAAGCCGTTGAAAAAGCTGAAAAAATTGAAAAGACTATCTCGGAAGGCATGCGTCAAAATAAAAGCGCATTTGATATTGATGACGAGATTAGAAAAATTAAAAACGCTGATGACCTTATTGATTCTTCTGCACCTACTTCAACTGAAGATTTTGGTATAAGTCCAGCCGCTCAAGCAGCACGTGAAAGACAAAAACAACGCAAAAACAAACAATAAGCAATGAGTGAGATTTCAGAAAATAAAAAAAAACTTGAGTCCAACATAAATGATCTTTCTGTTGATCTTGTTGAATTAGATAAAATGATTGATGCTGCTCAAGCATCTGGCAATAAAGATGAGTATGACTCTTTGATGGTTGATTTTGATATTCTTGATAAAGAGGTGGAAAAACTTCAAAATCAGTATTCAAATTTAAAAGAAGAAGAAAAAAAGCCAGAATTAGAAAGAATAAGCGGACTCAGAAAAGAAATTGAGAAGCCATTTGTCACTCCTATGCCTAACTACATGAACATGGGTGGGAGAGGTGGCATGGGCATGCCAAGATCGTATGAAGCAATGTATAGCATGCCTTCTGTTGATCAGCAAAAGGCAACAAAACGTGAGGCCGTTAGTCAGCTTTACAATTTGCCAACTGGTGGAAATGAGAAAATCCCTACTTCCTTAATGGCGCAAGTAGAAACTCTTTACGATCCTGAAAGTAAAGCGCAACTTCTTGAGAACACCTACGGAAAAGGAAATGTTCTTCCAGTAAATTTCGGTGGCAATACAGAGTTCTTTATCAAAACTCCTGAAGGAACCAAATCAACACTTGATAAAGGCGTTGCTGAACTTGCTGGCATGGCTGCACAAGCACCAGCTACGGCAGCTGAAATCGGATCGTTTCTAGCTATTCTTGGATCAACTAAAAGTCCTGGTCTTGCTGTTGCTGGTTCATCTGCGGCAGGTGCATTAGTCGGCTCTGGTATTGATGAAGCATTGCGATTTAGCTACGGTCTTAAACCTGACATTGGCGGCACGGTTGCTAGACGTGGAACAGAAGCCGTTATTGGAGCGGGATTAGGAGCAGTTACTGATGTAGCTATTCCAGCGATTAGAGCTGCAAAAATCGAGAATCCATTTCAAAACAAAGTTGCTCAAACTCTTGAAGAAGCAAGATCGCGAGTAATGGTCAAAGAGCAGCAATTAGCAGCTAAAGAAGGTCGTGCGGTTAGAAATATTCAAGTTCCTAGAGGTGCAGTAGCAGGACAAGAAGGAATTCAGATTCAATCAGAACTTGCTGGAAAGTATCCAAAATCCAACATCGCTTCAGCTGGCAGAATGTCTCAAGAAGGATTGATTGGTCTTGCAGACAACATTAAAACAAGAGCAAGCAGTACACCTAGTGACTTCTCGGATATTGTTGCAAGAAAACAAGAGCAAAGAGACGCGTTGTCTCAAGATATTTCATCATTAACTGGTCGAAATAAAAGAATTATTGGAGCCGCATTGGATCGGCAAACGAGAGGTCCAATAGGCAATACCGATTTTCTTGGTAAAGTTTTATTTAGTGCTGTTAAAGATGCTAGAACGCAAGCAGTAGAAAATGTAAAAAAAGCGCGTAAACAGATTTTTGATTTAGCTGATGATGCTGGATTTAGCGTAACTCCAGAAGAAATGCTGGATCAAGTTTACGCAATAAGTAGGCAGGCTGACCCATCTGGAGCCGCCAATAAATCAGCTGCCGACAGCATAATCAGACGTTTAGTCATGCGCAGAGATGCCCCTGAGCTTCTTAAAGCTGCACAGGCCAGAGCAGACATTTTAATGCAGAGCAATTTACGTTTGCCTCAAGATTTAGTCAAAGAAATTGATGATCTTACATTATTATCCAGACCATTAAGGTCTGAAGATTTTGATGAGTTCGTAAAAGGATTTAGAGAAGCTCGATCTGACGATGCAGCTAGTGGTAAAAGTCGTGATGTTTTTGCTGGCAAAATAGCAGCAGGGCTATCTGACTATCGCAGAAATGTTTTTGGGTCTCTTAATACAAAACTGCCTGATGGAAGTGATGTAAATGTTGGTGATCTTTTTGAACAATATGCTCAAGATGTTGGAACTCGTCAAAAATACAATAATAACCTTCTTGGTAGCATATTAAAAGAAGCTGGAGGTGAACGAAGCACAAATCCTAGAGCTATTGTAAGCGCAGTAATGAGAGAGCCTGAGACAATTAAAAAAGTCATCCAGTCTATGCGTGAGCTTGAAGCAGCTGATCCAACTAAAGTGGGTCAAGCTGATAAAATGTTAGAATTGTTGCAATTGCAACACATGAACAATATTGGGATAGGCAAGGGTGGAGCCAAAAAAATAGAAGTTGATTCTGGATTTTTTGATGCTCTTTTTGGGAATCAATCTCAAGCTCAACAACGAGCTGTCAAAGATTTGGATTTGCATCTAAGCAGATTCAAAAATCTTGACCCAGCTAAATTAACATTTGATGATGTTAAAAACATGGGATCACTTCTTTCAGAGCAAGAAAGAAAAAGCTTTGCAAAAACGATCACTAAAAGACTTCAGGCGCAGAAAGAAGAAGCGGAAATCGCAAACTCTGCTATATTTGATCTAATTAAAAACGGCAAGATTGACAACATTGATCCTGACATACTTTCTCAAGCAATTTTTTCAAGCAAATCTACCACGCAAACAGAAAATGCAATGTATGAATTGAGTAAAGCATCACTAGAATCAAGAAATCTTTTCAAAGGTGACTTTATTCGAAATTTGCTTGATAAATACCCTGGAGGAACAAGTCCTGCAAATGCTCCATTTGAAGCTCCGTTTGACACAAAGAAATTTATCTTTGATTATGAGAGTGCTAATAGCACAGGTATTTCTCCGTTTGCTAAAAAAATACAAATTGTTTTGGGCAAAGATACTGCCCAACAACTTTACGATGTCGCCAAGTTGTATGAAGCAAACATTATTACTAAACCTTCAGCTGAAAAAGTTGCTTTGCAAGGTGGATTAGGTCCAAATATTTCTATCGCTTATATTCCTTTAGGCAGAATGGCAACAGATCTTAAAAATAGATATTTAGCAGCAATTCTTTCTAATGGCAAAAATCTTGATTCGTTAAAAAGAACGCTTTCTAAAGGTGCGCTTGCAGGTAACATGAACGATACTTACAATAAAATAGCAAAAGAAATGTTTCTGACAAGACAAGGAATGACTCAATTAGCCTACCAAGCGTCTGGTGATCCTGACTTTTCTGCTGAATTGGCAAATAGAGCAAAAGAATTTGAACAAAGTCAAGGATTTGGATTAGAAACTGAACCTGAAGAAAAAGAAGACTTGAATTCGATATTTGAATAGAGTTTACTTCTTTCAGCAAGGCGCAAACTTATGAGCGAAGAACAACTCCAGAAACTGAAAGACAATTACTACGATGATCGTCCTGACAAGAGCGAGTGGTTTCTTGAGGTAAGAGAACGTGCTAAGTTGCTGCCACGGAACAACATAGAACATTACGCGCCGCACAAGGCTGCATTAGCATTGTTTCTCTTATCTCAAGGAGCTAA